AGATGGAAATGAGGTAGAGATTACTTCGGTTAGTGAAGTGGGAGAAAACAATACATTCTATTCTCTTGATGTAGAGGACATCGATACATATTTCACATCAGATGTTTTAGTTCATAATCTACCACCAAGAAAATGTTTCACAGGCGATACAATGATTACATTAGCAGACGGAACTTATGAAAACATACAAAAGATTAGACCAGGAACAGAAATAAAAACTTATGATGTGGAAACTGGTAAATTACAAAATTCAATCGTGGGAGAGATTACAAAAATTAGACACGACAACTTAGTTAAATATAAATTTAGTGATAACACAGAAATTAAAGCGACAGACGACCACCCATTTTATGTTGGTGGGATTTACAAAGCACCATTAGAGGTTGGTGATGAAGTTTTAAATGATGAATTAAACAAAATAAATGTAGTTAATGTTGAAAAACTTGACTTACACGAAATCACTTACAATATAGATAACACAAATAACGGCAAGAATTACTTCGCTAATAGGGTTTTAGTATCAGATGAGTCAGAAGACACTTAAAGAAAATAACAACTGGCAGTGGTATATGTCAAAACCAAACTTTTTAACAAGTGATGAGTGTGATGAGTTGGTTGAAAAAATTAAAAACACCGAGAAGGGTGAACAAGGTTGTTTAGATGACCACATAGGAGATGACCACAATACAGATTTTAGAAATGTAACGGAGTGGTATTTACATAAAGATATGAGAGATTATGTTGTAGGAGATTATAGTTCTTTACAACAGAAATTATTTATTGCAGGTAAAGTTTGTAATCAATTGTCTTGGAACTTTAACATACAAGAAGTGGAAAACAATATAAAGATGATTGAGTATATGCCAGGTGATTTCTTTACTTGGCATTCAGACTTTAATAATGGTAAGAGTTCTACAAGAAAGTTAGCTATGATTATTCAGTTGTCAGACCCAAAAGACTATGAGGGTGGTTCAACACAATTAGCAATCCAAGACCCAAAAACATTAGAATTTTATGAAATGCCAAAAGAAAAAGGAACTCTATTAGTTTTTTGTCCTTTATTATTTCATAGAGTTACGCCAGTAGAAAGTGGTGTTAGATATTGTATTCAAGAGTTTTTGTTAGGGGACACCTTTGTATAAGTATTTATACGCGAATGGTTGTAGTTGGGTAGACGGAGATGAATTACAAGATAGAACTCAACAAAGATTTAGTAAATTATTATCTAATGATTTAAATCTTAAAGAAATAAATGAAGCGATACCCGCTTGTAGTAATGAAACCATAATCAAAAATACTATGGATTGGATTTACAAAAATGAAAAACTTATTAACGAAACGATATTTATTATAGGATTTACAGCAGAAAGTCGTTCTAAATTTAATTGGGAGTTTAATGATATTATTTTATTCCAAAGATTTTTAGATTCGATTGATGTACATCATATATTATTTTTTTCATTTGGTAAATCACATAAAGATATTTTTTTGGATAACTTTACTGACAAACCATTTTATGAAGTAGTGTCAGAAAACATTAGTAAAATAGAGGACGCTTTTTGTGAAAACGGACACCCGAACGAAGAAAGTCATAAAAAATTTGCAGAATATTTAAAAGGATACATTAATGTATAAAACAATAGATATGGATAGTCTGAAGTTAAATCAAAACTTTAGGTGGATAGTTGAGAAAAAAAACTTTTTTAGTCAAGAAGAATGTGATGAAATGAAAAAGTATATTGACGAAAACTCTAAACGAGCGAGAGGACACGTTTCAGACTTAGAGGGAGACTCTATCAATTTCAAGTGGGGTAAAAAAGATTGTGTTATGAATATTAGCACAAATGAGAGACAAGATATACTTGATAAATTTTGGACCACAATTAATGTTGCAAATCAACTATATTATCATTATGATATAAAAGGTATTTATCATAATAGAATTCAAGCACACAGATATGATGTTGATGATACCTATAATCCACATTCAGACTTTCATAACTATAATTTGTATAGTTCATTAAAACTTACATCGATAGTTTTTTTAAATGACCACACAGAATACGAGGGTGGAGAATTTATGTTGTTTGATGGAACAATCATAGAGCCAGAAGTCGGTAAATTAGTCATACATCCGGCATTTGCAGGACACGGAGTGGCACCAATAACCAAAGGACACAGATATTCTTGTGTTTGTTGGGCAGTAGGAGATACTTTCGTATGATACAAAATGATAACTTTAAATTTGTAGTTCATAGAGAGAACTTTTTATCAGTTAGTCAATGCCAGAAACTAATGAGATACTTAGAAACAGGCGAACCGACTGAATCTGAACTCGCAGGTAATTATGAAGAGAATATTCTAAATAAAGAAGTTCGTGATAATAAAGAAGTCAGCATTGATAACGAACAGCTAAACAATAAATTAAAAATGGTATTTGAATTATCTAATCAATCTATTTGGAAATTCAATACACAAGAATTAGAAAAAGTAAAAATACTCAGATATGAAAATGGTGGTAAATATAAATGGCACACAGATTGTGGGTCAAGAGAAACTTCATTAAGAAAACTAACTGCCATTGTTCAATTATCAGACGAAACAAAATATGAGGGTGGTAATTTAGAATTTGGAATCACAGACAAGTCAGGTAAAAATAATTACACCGCACCAAGAACAAGAGGAAGTATTATTGTATTTCCATCTTTTTTATCACACAGAGTTACACCAGTAACAAAGGGTAGACGATACTCATTGATTACTTGGATGCTTGGAGATTGTTTTGTATGAAGACGAAAATAGCACTCGTAATTTGTCCACAATGGTCAATTGAAACACCTTCCTACGCTTTAGGAAATCTAAAATCACATATTAATAGTCCAGATGTCGAAGTAAAACAATTCGATTTAAATATGGGTAGTTATCATTATATTAAATCTACTGAACACTTTCATACTTTTATGGATTGGGGAAATGATATCCCTTGGAATGTAGAGTATAATGTTAAAAAAAATGTAATGCCATTTTTTGAAGATTATTGGGAACCAATCATAGAGGAGTTATCAACATTTGACATAGTGACTTTTACCACTTACACATCTAATATCACGATTACAGATTATTTCGCAAGATACATTAAACAAAAAAATCCAAAGATACAGATTTGGTATGGAGGCCCATACTCTTGGTATGCCGAGTGTGCAGGTTTAGTGTCTAAAGGATACTATAAAGAGTTTGTGGACGCGACAACTGACGCAAATGAAGGAGAACAAGTTATATCAAATTTAGTTAGTAATTATTTGAAAGACGGACATTATGAAAATGTCAAGGGTATTTGGAGATGGGATAAACAAACACCAAGTTATCCAACTGCATTACCAAAAGGTCGTAGCGGTAGAAAACCAATATTTAATGGTAACATTCCACCTTCAAATCTTAACAAAGTAAAGAGTCCAAGTTGGGATAAAGAAATAATAGATGTGTATAAAGAAGTAGCAGAGAGTGAAAATATGTATCCAAAAGTTCCAATTCAGGGTTCAAGAGGTTGTACTTTCAAATGTACTTTTTGTCAAGAAACACGAAGATATAGATTTAAAGACTTTGATAATATCGTAGATGATATGAAACAAGTTGTAAAGGAAACAGGTGTAACTGGTTTTTGGTTTACTGATTCGTTGGTTAATGGTTCAATGTCTCAGTTCACTAAGTTTGTTGACAGGTTGGAGTATGAAAAAAACCATAATGATTTCAATATAACTTGGGGTGGTTATTTTAGAACACATAAAAAACTTGACGGAGAATTATTAGAAAAAGCAGTATATACTGGATTAGATTATATGAATGTTGGAACAGAAAACGGAACAAATAAGATTCTGGCATTGATGGAAAAGGGGCAGACTTCCGATGATGTTAGTCATTTCTTAAAGTCAGCGTATCAAGCGAAAGCGATGTTTAACGCTAATTGGATACCAGGATTTCCAAAAGAAAACTATATGGACTTTATGCTACAATTAAAATTTTTGTATGATAATAGAAAATACTTTGAAAACAATGGTTTAGTAAATCTAATGAGGTCTACTGATATGTTAAACAATACACCATTAGAGGTTTATCGTGATAAGTTTGATATATCTACTGATAGTAAGTTATTTAATACTTGGGTTAGTGACGATAGAAGAAACTTTTTAGCAATTAGATATCTAAGGTCTAATTGTATTGAAGCTCTTTTGAATTGTATGGGTTTTACTAAAGATGCGGAAGGAAATGAAAAAGGATATTATCACATTGTAAAAGATAAAAAGTATGGTGGAACACCACCTTATTATAGAGCGAGAGTTTTTGCAGACAAATTGTTTATCAAAAAGAATTCTGCTAAACTAAGAAAAAATGTTGATAACTTGTTTTTAAATTCAAGTTACTTAGAATATGAGAAAAGTGAAAACATAAATGATATCTTAAAAGAAGAATTGAATCAAACATACAAAACTTTTGTTTGGACAATTTTTAATTTATGTGAGAGTTCTGACATAGAGTTTAGTTCATTTGATAAATTCGCAGGTTATAATATCAAAAACTCATATCTAAAATATGAAATAAAACTCAAAACAGATGAAGATAATATTTTGTCTTCGTTTAAGTATGAACTACACATTGATAAAAGAGATAAAAAATTGAACGATGAAACAGACAATTCAGACATACACATTAATGAAGAATTAAATCTAAATTTAGTTGGTAAAAAGATACCAAAAGAAAAAAGTGAAAAAGTAAAAGAGGACTATTTAGATAGTAATAATTTTTACAAACATAAACTTAGTTTACCAAGAACGCAAATGACAAATCTATATTAAAAAAATTACATTTTGAGATTTAAGTAAGATACTTATTTATATCTAAGGTTATTCACAATGAAAACAAAAACACTATTTGACCACATAAAAGAAATTACAAATTCACAGAACCCAAATTATTGGGACGATATTTCTGATGCCGATAAAAAAACTTGGTCAAATTATATGGTGCATAGATTTCTATCAATGAAGCCAGAGTGGATTGAAGTTGTAAATGAAATCCAAAGATATTGGGAGTTAGAACCTAAATCAGTTTATCAATTCTACACCAATGTAATTCCCAAAGGTAGAACATTTCTAAGATACACAAAATCTAAGAAGAAATCCAAG